GTCAGCCCTGCGTATCGAGAGTGTTAATTAACAAGAACTAATTTTGACCAATTTCTTGATCAAATGTTTTGAAAATGCGTTAACAGATGTTCTCTCAATATTGTTACAATCGGTTAGTGATATGTCGGCGAATTTTGATCTTGTCCTACATTTGTAGGCTTCGGACACATCGGGAGAAAAGTTGAGTTTGGATGTATTAAACCAACCTTGCAACCAATCTAGTTTTTCGTGGGACATACCAAAAGACAGGGCTATTTCAGCCTTGCATAATGGTATGTCAACTGTGAATTTAGATTCACTAGCCTTAAATGCTTCGCTAGCAATGTACGAAAATTTTTCACACATGTTAGTAGAAACATAGCCACTAAAGCAACTAGCCAAGTAGCAACCAAATTCATAGTAGACGGGAATGTTTTTATACAGCTGTTTGTACATGAATCCTAATGAGCCAAAATACGTTGGTAAAGACTTATAGAATTCCGGATTGATGACATATTGAACATTATTCAACAGCTTCTTCATATTCTGTACTTGATAATATACACCGTGATTTATTTCGATAAATTTGCTAGAACAAAACTCCACGTCATGATAATCATCACGTAATATTATTTTAGCATCGAAACCGAACTGTTTTGCAGTGTTTATATTCGTCGCATTCCTGTTGTTGACACCTATGACCCCATCATCTCCGTCTACTATGAACCTACCATGCCCCCCGGTGTTGTTAACGTCCTCGTAGTATCTGCAGGCTATCCAATTCAAAATTGTATTGAACAATCCAGTGTCCATGTCACCGGACCCGCGTGTACCAAAGAACTTAAACTTTACACCATTACAGGTAGTACCATCTTTAATAAGTTTAGCGTCGAATAACTTATTGATGAGGTCATCACCAGGATAAAACTTGTTTAGTATATATTTCTCAACCCAACACAACAACTTAGCGCGCTGTGAACCCTCAAATTTGCTGTAGTCGATCTCAACGTAGGAGGAAGACATAATGTTTTTAAACAATACTCCCCTCCCCAAGAAATTCTTACCTTTGCAAATCTGTGGTAATTGCATCAACGCATGTTCCAAAGGTGTTGTGTACATGCTGTAAATTATATTGAATTTAGGATCCCGACCCATAATAGCCCTGGGTGGTTTGACTTCATTGTAACGTTCGTTCTTAATGAACATCTTTATCCTGGAATCTTTCATAAAGTCAAATCCTTCATTCTTTAGTGCATGAAGTGACTCCAAATATCTCTGTCTGAGTTTACCTTTCTTAGCTGATATGAATTCACTTATAGAAGACTTCTCGTCAAAGTGCGGGCGTAATAATGATATCAATTCATCACAATATTTTGTTACTATTTTCCTTGAAATGGACATTCGTGGTGTTTCTTTCAAGTATCTATTATGTAATGCAGTGACATCATTATGTAAACAATTACGCATGACGAGAACTTCTTCTTGTTCTACAGGTAATTCAATCGCTTTATAATAAAGCTTATCTTTGCATTTCTTGTGCAATTTGAACTCAGTCAGAGATACAGGCGTCACGACTGCACTCTTCCACTTCGCTAGAGACTCCAATTCTGCACCCATGCAACACAAAGTGTTCC